AGTATCAATAATCCGGCCAGTAAAATTGAACCAAGGATAGATCCTTTTAATGATAGGTAAATCAAACCCAATAATATTATGGCCGACCAAAGTATCAGCGGTTTCGAGCCATTGAATACCCGTATGAATGGCGTAATTACCAGCCATCGGAGCATCTTCTTTAATGTCGAAACTACCGTCACCATAAGGTTCATCATTGAACGTCTCAATCCTACCATCTTCCTCCCAATGGAGTGCAATACAGTGGATACGGGTAGCATCATGAATCAGACCGTTTGTTTCCAGATCGAACACTATCGCTCCCACTCCAGTGGAAGGTTTTGTCAACGAACTTGGCTTTTTCAATTGCTTCTTGCGATGGTGGGTTAGGTTTTTTCAAAAATTTATACCATGGATGCTCATAACCTCCGTCAAAAATCCGTGGCTGGGTTGAAAACTGGTGATTCCGTAGTTTCATGTTCAATGAATCTGCAAGTGTTTAAATCATAACTTAATGTACATGCGACGCCAACTTCGCCAGAATAACGGTTCTTAAGGACTCGCACAGTCGTAAGCTTTCGTTCAACATCGGCCTGCTGATCGACTTCGAGGGCAACCACTTGATCGCTAATTTGAGCAATACTATGAGATCCTCTGAGGCTACTGAGGGTAACTCTACCTCCTTCTTCATGAGAGTGCTTGTCATTTCCGGCACGGCGTAAATGTGATACTAGGAATAAAGCAATACCTGTACGCTCAACTAATGACCTTAATCTGGTCATAGTAGAGTCTATCATGCGTCGCTCATCCCCGTCAAGACCACTTAATAATATACTTAAGTGATCGAGGAATATAACACGACACTCCAATCCGGTCGCCATATATTCGATTCTATTATAGATAAGATCTGGTTCGAAAGAACCAAAGCCATCAAAAAGATAGAGATTCCAATCGGCAATCGTGGATCTAAAAGCAGATTCGAGTTCTGATTGTTCATGTTCTCCAATGTGTAAGTTTTTACCTACAGCTGTGGACATCAATCCAAGTGCGGTTCGTCTATTACTTGCTTCAAGCTCCAACATCCCAACTGATTCCCCCTGAGTGAGGAGATTAGTTGCAATGTGACGGATGATTGAGGTTTTTCCACTACCAGAGCCAGCAGTAAACGTTGTAAGTTCTCCATACCTGATCCCGTGTAGCTTCTTGTTGAGCCCTTCGAATGGGTATTCGTGGTCATGTGGTGCTTGCGGTGTAGTTACAATTTCGAGAAGAGTCTTCCCATCGATGATACCATCCGGTCTATACGGTTTCGCATCCCAGATTGCTTTACGAATGGCTTCATGGTCATTAGCTTGGAGTGCATCTGACGCATCCTTGTAACCTTCGAGCCTAGCGATTTTAACCTTGCCTGGAGGTAGTACTCCTGCTGCATCTTCTGCTGCCTTTCTACCAGCCTCGTCTCCATCAAAGAAGAGTATCGTTTCTTCATACCCTTGAAATAATGGAATTTGCTTTTGGATGTCTTTCTTGGCAGATGCAGCACCATGAGGTAGGGATACCATAGGCCACCCTGCCATAGCTTCATAACAGCTCGCAGCATCTA